CATCCCCCTCCAGTAGTTCTTGATGAAGGGGTAGTCGTTGTAGTCCGCGTAGGGGTCGGGCGGAGCGGCAGGGCCCGGCGTGCCGCCCGCGCCGGGGCCGGTGGGAGCGGCACCGGCCCCGGGGGCAGCCCCGGGACGCCTGACGACAAGGCGCCCGCGGCCATCGGGTCCGGTGTTGGACCGCTGGATCGTCGGGCGCGCTCCGGTGCCCGCAATGTTGAGGAGGACGTTCCCCTGCTGATCCATGACCAGGTCACGGACCCCGTTGCCGACGCGGCGGCGCACGACGCGCAGGCCACCGACGTTCGGGAGGGCGAACTCCGGCGTGTCCATACGCTCGCGCACGACGCGCCCCGGGCGCGGCTGGGTCACCAAGCGCGGGCCACCAGGGGCGTCGAAGTTCGCCTGCGGGATGAACCCGTTGTCGGTGGGAAGGCGGAACTGGGGGTACCTGCGTCGGCGTGCCATGTCTACCTAGCCCTCACTACCCACTTGGGGACGCGACGTCCATTGACGATTTGCGACTCCTGCACGATCCGGTAGTTGCCGGGGCCGAACTGGCTATCGGCCCACGTTGTCGTCGGCTGCGACCTACCCGACCAGAGGGTCGACCCTGATGCGCGGGCGGGAGTTGACGGGGGAGGAGGAGTTGCAGACACGGGCTCCGACGCAGGCGGCGTAGCAGCCGGCGTCGGCGCTGGCCGCTGAAGTTCCTGAGTTGCAGCCCACTGCGTGTCAGCGCCATACAGGCTCTGGATCTGGCCGAGCGTCTGAACGGCAAGGCCGGTCAACGGATCGAAGTTCCGGTTGGCGATCTCGTTGATCTGGTTCGAGTACTGGTTCACGATGGCGCGGGCCTGCTCGCCAACGCGCTGGAGGGCGGACCCGACCATCTGATCAGCGAACCCAGAACTAAGCATCCCTCGAGCGTTCGCCTGAGCGCGGGCGCTGAGAACAGCCTGACGCTCGTTCCTGCCGAGCTGGTCGGGCCTGTAGTCCATCATCAGTGACTCATCGACGTTCGGCGTCGACGGGTCGTCGGCGCGGAACGAGACGCCGCCGAAGCCTCGAAGGGCGTCGCGTGCGTTGTTGCGCGCCTGACCGAGTTGCGTCGCAACGCGCTCGTTCAAGCCCGGGACGTACCCCGGCTGCCCAGGCGTGCCCGATCCGTAGAGGCCAGCAGCCAATGACGCGATGTTCCCTTGGTTCGGCGCGGCAGCCTGATTGTTCGGACCAATGGGCGAGTAGCCCGTTACGGTCGTCCAGTTGGGGTTCGCTGTTGGCAACGTAACCGACGTCTGGTTCGGCAGCCGAACCGGCGTCTGCGTCGGGGCGCGCGGTATGTAGGTGATCGGGTTGAAGTAGTTGGTACTCACAGTTCCACCACTGTCAGGAAGGGACGGGAGGAGCGGGTCATGAGCGGCGTCGTCGTGGCAAGCGCGTCGACCTTCCAGACCATGGAGTAGGTGTGGGTCCCGGCGCTCGGCTGCGCGAACCACACTCCCGTCGTCATCGGGACGGGACCGGCCTTCTTGTAGACGAGCCCGAGGCTCCCGGTTACCTCGGCACCGTCGATACGCACGCTGAAGTAGACGGTGTCGCTAGCGCCGAGTGACCCATTCTCACCGCAGCGGATCATGATCATGACCGGCCGTCCCGAGGTCAGAAGCGACCCGGTCAGCTCCGCGCTGACATCAACGAAACTCTTGGATGAGGTCTGGAAGTCCACCCCGACGACGGAGCTGTCGTAGGGGACGACCAGGTTGAGGTACCCGCGCTTGACGTTCTGGATGCCAAGCCCCGAGGAACCTTGACCGTTTGGCGAGGCTTCCATCGGGGGAAACGTCGATGCGTTGACGCCGACGCGCAAGGCTTCGCGGATCATGGCCTCGGGCTGCGGAGCCATGACGTCGACGCCCGCACCGTCCTCGGGGAAGCCCCATGAGAACTGCGTACTCATGTCATCCTCCGGTTGTCACGGAAAGTCGCCGTGACTTCGGGGATCTGCGTCTTCTTGGTCGTTGCGGATGTCGTCGCAAGGTCGACACGAAGCTGATGCAGGCGGCCGGTCCGGTTGATGCGGCGCTTGCTGCGGTCGACGCGGTCTGTGTTGTCTCCTGCAACCGGTGAATGAACCACGACCGCCGTCGCGTCCTGGTTCAGCGATTCGCCATGCGCGGTGCTGATCGCAAGAGACGCGGTGGCCGGCGTGCCGGAGTCGTAGAGGTTCGTGTGGATCGACATGTCCATCATGCGGGCCTCGCCCTCGATCCCGCTTGCCTGAGCAAGGGATGCCGACGACCACGCCCGCAGGCGCGGGCCCGTGCCGGCCGCGTCGGTGGAGTCGGCGTCAGCCAGTGTCTGCGACGCGCGGTTCGTACACTTGGTGCCGGTGATCGTCGGCGTGAGGTCGATGACCCGACCCTGCCGGTCGTCGCTCACGGCGAAGATCGAGTCGACCTCACCCGGCACGCGCACCGACGCCATGTTGCGGATGCGGGCGTTGCTCATCCGCGACGTCCACTGCCTCGCCTCGAGGTCGTAGATGAAGGTGCGCTCCGTCGGATTGGAGGAGTCGGGCCCGATCTTGGCTTCACCGGTGGCGGTGCTGGTCAGTCCGCCAGCAGAGATGATCAGGTGGCCTGCGACCACAGCGGCAGACACATACGAGGTCCCCTGCACATAGCCACGCATGAGCGCCTGCCACTCGCGCTCAATCCGGCCGCGGCTAATCGGAACGATCTGTCCGCCCGTGTACATGAAGACGCCGTCACGGCCTGCCCAGTAGGCGATGCCGTCGACCGATATTGCAGAGCGGAGGTCAATACACCCGGCGCCCGTCGTGAGGATCGTCTGCTCATAGCTGGGATAGGTTCCGTAGATCCCGTACACCGACGCCCCCTTGAGGACGAGCAGCGGTCCCGGGGTGGGAAGGAGGGCGACAACCGGGTCGGTGTCGTAACGCGATGGGACATCGATGGGAGTAAGGGTGAACTCGTCAATGTCTTGGAACCCGTCCATGGGATCCCACGGCTCAACTGCACCCGGCGGTATGCCCATGTTCCAGAGCGGTGGGGCAACGTAGACACGGTTGGGGTACTGCTTGACGCCCGTACCCCACAACGAGTTCTTGTGGACGGTCGCGTCCTTGAACGGCAAGCGGCGCAGGATTCGGTACTGGGTGTTGTTCACCGACCACGACGGGAAGTAGTCGCCGTTGATTGTCGTCGCCGTGTAAGAGTTGACGTTCGTGATGTAGTGATCGCCCCCGTTAGTCGGGTTGATCACAAGTAGCGCGTCCAGGTAGTCCTTGCTGCTGTCGATGAGGGGAATACCCGAAAGGTTCACGCCCTCAAGGGTGTAGACCGCGCTCGCACGGCTCACGACAGAACCTGTGTCGTTGATGGATACCCCGGGCCACGCGAAACCCACCGGAAGCACCTTCAGTGAGGAAACGAGAGTCCCATAAGTCGCGGAACCTTGGTTGTTTCTCACCGCCTCAAGAGTCAGTTGGGATATGAAGGTGTTGCCAGAGATGGTGGAGTTGGCGGTCGCAAGAGCGCGCAAACTCACTTTCGGGATGGGAGCAAATGCACCGAACGTCGTCGCGTTCCAACGGTCGACATACACGAATGCCGGAACGTCTGTCGTTGGCGGGAAAGGATCCGGATCTGGGCCAGCAGGCCACGAAACCGATGTGTTGACTTTGATAGTCGAGGAACCGTTGGGGATGCTGAAAGTCCAGCTCCCTGAGCCCATGTAGCTACTGGCGGACATCTGCGATCCCGAGTAACGAAGGAGCGGTGTCTCGCCGTCTTGGGCGCAGAAAATGACGTCACCGTTGTACATGCAGCGCGGAATCCACACGGCGCTGGAAGGGGCGCGATCCCTAAAGGCAAGTGTCCCGGCGGCGGACGCATTGTGGGTCCAGAAGTCACCGTCGGCGTCTGCGGTGATTGTCACTGTGCGACCGGGGATTGGGTACCGCGACCTGTTGACGCCAACGAGGTTCGCCGCGACGTCGGCCGTGGTCCCGTCATACGACCAGCCCCACCTTTGCTGGGCGATGCCGAAGGGGTAGATCAGATCCTGCGAGTACGCACACTCGTTGGGGTTGAGCGCGTAGTCGGGAACGTCGGTCCGGTAGCCGCCGGCAAAGGGTCGTGCGACGACCATCTGCCTCATGTCAACCCATCCACATCTGACTGCGCCAGGACGGGGAGGCGAGGCGCATCTCAGGCGAGTGCATCGTCGCGCAAACCGCGCGGCAGTCGTTGAACGCCTTCTGGTACTCGCCCGCGTAGCGGTCGGCCTCAGACGCAGCCTCGCCGCCGCCCTCCTGTCGGAGCAGACGCATGCAGGCGTAGGGAACGACAAGGCGGGTGCGCCACTCAAGGGGCATGGGCGGCGTGTCGGAGTCGTTGACCAGCTCGGACTGGTACGCCCGGTAGAAGACGCCGAGGGTGTACGCCTCGTCGGGCTTCGGGTAGAGGCGGATCTTGGAGTCCCAGTCGGCCCAGAAGATCGGCTCGCCCGCCTGCTCGTCGTCCTGCGTTCCGTAGGTCACGTTCTCGAGCGCGTCCCACGACATCGACTCAAGGCGGTATCCGCCGTCCTGGTTGTCCATGACCAGAGACAGGATCTCCGCCATGGTCACGCCGAGGGCGGTCGAAATGGTCGCGTAGGAGTAGACGTCAGCGCCGACCTGCAGCGTGATCTCACCTTCGCGCTCAAGCCAGTTCCACGGGTCGCCCGTGAAGGAGACGGCCTGCAGTGCCTCGTTGACGGCGTCCTTCGCGCGGGCGACGTCGAAGGAGTCAGAGGGGTCGCGGCGCGATCCGTAGATCGCCTTGGTGTAGAGGTCAGCGAAGTCGCCGCTTGCCACTACGCGACGTCCTTAGCAACGGTGATGGGGGCCGCCTGGTGCAAGTCCTTCCGGCGTGCCGTCCAGACGAACTCCTCGGCGTTCGCCATGTTCTTCTCGATCTCGCGCTGGATGCGGCGGCGCTCATTCGCCTCCCATACCTTCTCCTGGGTGCGGTGCCACGCCGCCATGTTCTGGATGCGGAACGCATCCGAGGCCCGCTGCTGCTCCAGCACACGCGCATCGGGCTCGCCCACAAGGGGCTCGTCTTCAAAGTCCATCAGGCGCTTGGCGATCACCCAGATGGAACCGGTACCGGTCGGGTCGGGGTTGGAGATACGCCTCGCCAGACCCAACTGGCCCGAGACATCGTCCCGGGCCAGTCGGGCCTCCGCGTCGTACTCCTGCACCCGAGTGGACACGTTGTGGAGATCCTCCTCCACGAAACGCCAGTCGGGGAACAGCAGTTCATTGACGGGAGTGCTGGCGAGCTTCATCTAGTAACCGAAAGCGATGAAGTAGGTGGTGATGGTCGAGAGGTCGGTGGTGTTACCAACCTCTGCCGCGATCCCGGCCGTCTCGGTGAGATTCGGCTGGGCGGCGCTGGACGTCACGCCCGTGGCCCCCGCGGGGACGGTCACCGCCGGCGCCGCAAGCGACGCCGGGGTGGCCGAACCACCAGTGGGGTAAAACGCCTCGAGCTTCGAGTTGGTGAAGTCGTACTCGAAGATGAGGCCGCCGTTGGGCGACGCCACGAACGTCTCCACCGAGGACGAGAAGCCGAGGTCACTCTTCGACAGGGACTCGCCCCCCGTGGGGTACGAGGAGTCGAACGTGATCGTTCCGGTCTTGACCTTGAGGTAGCGACCGACGGTGTCGGTCTTGTTGATCGTGACGGTGAGTGCCATCAGGACTCCTAGTAGGCCGAAGCCACCTCGGAGATGTCACCCAGCAGCGCGTGATCGCGAGGCTTGGTCGACATCATGCCGAGGAACCCGTCGAGGTAAGCCACAACGGCAGCCGCGTGGCCCTGACCGCTGGACGCGTTCTGGAGGAAGAACTCCGAACCGCCCAGGTTGACGAAGTTGAGGAGGTCGCCCGGCTTCGTGTGCTTGGGGCGCACGAACTTCAGCGACGACTTCTTCAGCAGGTAGATCGAGTTGCGCGGGCAACGGACGCCGCGGTAAAGCGGCACGCCCAGCATCTCCAGCGGACGGCCGAAGCCGATGTCCGCCGCACCGTCCACCGTGTAACGGAGGCCCGGCGTCATGATCTGGTGGTAAGCGGTCCACGAACCCGGCGAGGCGAACGCGGCGTAGTCACCCTGCGGGTGGCGACCGCTGCGACGCGCGACCTTGTTCATGGTCTGGTGAATCAGCTCTTCGGTCAGCGGACGGAGCGTCCCCGAGTTGCCGTTCACGATGGCCTGCCAGTACCCCTTACCGGAAGCGGTACGGTCGATGCCCATGTAGGTGTTGTCGTTCGCGACCAGCGACTTCACGCCCGGGAACTCCAGGCTGTAGAAGGCACCGCCCGACGCCCAGGTCCCGCTACGAACGACGACGCCATCCGAGGTGGAGGCGGTCATCGTGGCCGAGCAGGTGAGGACGTTGGTCGACTCGTTGATGTCCGACACGGTGAAGCCCGTCACCTGCTGGGCGCCAGTCGTGCCGTGGACGACGTCGTAGCGAGCGCGGTTCGCGTCATCGATCCAGATGAAGCGGTCGCGGTCGATCTGCGACGAGGTCGTGGCGTCGAGCGTGATAGTGCTGCCCGAGTCCGAAGCCACGTTGGCGAGCTTGCCGGAGCCATCGCCCCACGCCTGCCGCTCGATGTCGGAGGACATGGCCTCCTTGGCGGCGGTCATCTTCTCAGCCATCACCGGGACGGCAGCGGCCTGAGCAGACTCGAGGAGCGCCAGCTCCTCCATGGTGAACGAAAGAGCGTGCGACAGGTGCGCCAGGTTGAGCTGGGCCTCGTCGTACGTCGGGTCCCCGGGGTCGGGGTAGTTGCCACCCTGTGCGATGGTGGCCTGACCCAGCGAATCACCGATGCGGAGCTTGATGTAGGACCGACGGCCCTCGACATCGACAGTCACGCGACTGTCGGTGTACGAACCAAGCCACCCCAGAAGGGTGCCCGGCTCACTCAGAAGCTCGTAGTTGAGCCCCGGGAGCCAGATGTCCTTGGCGAATGCGCTGGATGCCGAATAAAGCGACATCTAGGTATCTCCTTGAACGAAAGGACGGGGAAGCGAGACTTGTGTCCCGCGTATTCCGCACCGTCCTCCCGGGGAACTTTGCCCACCCGCCGGAGCCGACCGCCGTGCGCTTTAACTATACCTAATTGCGCCGGGGGAAAATAGGAAGGGCTCCCGAAGGAGCCCTTCCCCCACCAACCAACCCCTTGACCGGAGGTGAGACGCAAGCGCCTCGCCCGCGATATTACGGATAGGGCTGCGTAAGCGCAACCCTACTGACCGAAGCGATTCTCCATCATGTTGGCGGCCTCGGCCAGCGACCGGGGAGGCTGATCCGGCGACGCGGCCATGCCCCCGGGCGAGAAGGTCTGGGGAACCTGCTGCTGCTGGCTCGCCATGGACGCGAGGGCGTTGCGGCGCCACTCATCGAAGTCCTTGTACGCCTGGTCGATGGCCTGCGACATCGGAACGCCCGGCTGGACGTACTCAGCGGCGCGAGGCGCGATGAACGACATATCGGAGTCGTTCAAGTTGTACTGGCCCTTGATCGCGTCCATCGAGCGCGTGAACTCCTCAACCTGAGCGCGCTCCTCGTACTGCTGCTCAAGCTGCTGCTGGAACTGCTGAAGCTCACCACGGATGTCCTGCTGCCATGCGTTACGAAGCTGGTACGGGTCGACGCCCTGCGCGGCCGCCTGCGCGTAGTCCTGCTCGGTGTAGCCGTAGTGGTCGGGCTGACCGTAGGGCTCCTGACCGTAGGGATCCATCCCCGGCTGCATGAACGGGTCCTGACGCATCTGCCATGCCTGCTGGATCGCCTCCTTGGCATCCTGCCAGGTCATGCCATCGGGGAGTTCATTCCCCTGCAGCATGCGCTCCATCATGTAGTCGCGGGTGTCGCGGTTGCCCAGCGCCTGCCAGCCGTCGTATGCCTGGCGGACGTCATACGGGTTCACCTCATCCGGCTGCCAGCCGGCCTGCTGCCACGGCTCCCACGGGTTGTTCTGCGGCTGGGCCTCGGCCTCAGGCTGCGGCGGGACGGGCTCTCCGCCCTCGAATCCCGGGTGATAATCGGTACTCACTAGTACGTCTCCTCGTTGTCGTCATCGGAGTCCACGAACTCGTCGGGATTCACGGTGTGCGGTGCGTCCTCCATGCGGGGAGGATCGACGTCGGGAAGGGGGATCTCCTCGTAGATGATCATCCCCGCCTTGGCGAGGTTCTCCCTGATCTCACGCGGGTAGAGGAGGCCACGGTCAGCGACCTCAAGGATTGCCGCGACCTCCTTGGAGAAGCCCTGCTCGAAGCCTGTGATCACTTCGATCTCGTTTGACATCGCCTAGTTCGCTCCTGAGATAGGCATCGTTGACTGGCCGGCCGGCTGGCCCTGCTGCTTGGGCGGTGACGGCTGGCCCTTGGGTGCGGGCTGCGATCCCTGCTGCTGCCCGGGCTGCGGCATCGGCATCTGCGCGCCGATGCCCATGAGGGTCTGGGTCATCTGCTTCTTGTGCTGCTCGGCATGCTCACGCGCGGCCTGCTTGACCAGCGGGTGGACGGCGTCGTAGCCGTCGGACAGACGCCAGTCGTCCAGCGTCCGAAGATGCTGGGCGTGTTCGTCGTAGTCCTCCACCATCGGGATCTGCACGCCCGCATCGCGGAGCATGTTCAGCACCGACGGCGGCTGGATCCCTGCGGCGGCGAGCGCCTGCATCGGATCCTGCCCCTGCGAGGCGGCGATCTGGACGGCCTCCATGTACTTGGCCTGGAGGCCGAGGAAGTCCTTGTAGACCTGATCGCGCTGGGGGAAGGTGGCAAGCGCCGCGAGGGCGGAGTTCTCCCGCTTCTGGCGGTTGCGCTGCGCCGTCTCGGCGGTGATGAACTCGTCGTAGGAGCCCTCCACGAACCGGGCCACATGCGGGCGAATGTCCTGCCCGACCAGAGGTGCGAGCTGCATCAGCGTCTGGAACTGAAGCGCGCGGCTCTTCGGGAGGATGGACGCGGTGATCTTGACGTCCTCCGCACCCTTGATCTGGGAGCCGACGAAGGCGCGAAGCTCTGAGGTGTCATCGACGCCGGCAGAGGACACCAGGCGCGGCATGACGTAGTGCTTGGCGACGAGGGTGAGCGAGCGCGAGAGCCCCCACTCCACGATGTTCGCCACCTGAGCGGCGGTACCGGAAAGCTGCGTCTCAGAGTTCTGGGCGAGGGTCTGGATGCCGATGGCCGACTCCACGCCCTGCCCGGGGCTGAAGCCTCGGATCGCATCCGACTGGTTGGCGATCTCGGCCATCTGCTGCACGCACCACTGGAGGTGCTGCGTAAGGACCGCGGTCGGCTCCGATGACACAGGCATGAAGTGCGGATCCCCGATGGGGTGGACTTCGATGATGCCCTTGTCGTTGAAGATTTCCTGGTTCCGCACGGCCCCGATGGGAACGATCATCGGCGGGCGGGCCACGCGCTCGAGCCACTCATGGAGCAGCGAGAGGATGCGGTTGAACCGCTGCTGGATCGGGCGAAGCTCATCGACCGTGCCGCGGCAGCGGACCCAATGGCCGCCGTCGGGCTTCGGGTTGAACGGCTTGTAGGGGAGGTCGTACTCCATGTACGGCTCGGTGACCAGCGGCAGGTTCGGAGCGCGGTCCAGCCAGCGGATGTGCGCGCCCTGCGGCCAGTCGCCGCCCGGCTTGATGTACGCCTCATGCACCAGGAACTCATCGCGCCCCGGGACCATGCGTCCCGAGGAACCGCCACCTTCGTCCTCCACGTTGATCGGGGAGGCGACATCGGCGCGGTTGAACGATCCGCCGGAGGAGCCCGACTGGCCCATCTGGGCCGACTCCTCGAGGATGTCATCGATCTTCTTGCCGATCTGCTGCTCGATCACCGAGCGCGGGAAGACGCGGCTCTCCACGACCCAGCGGCAGTCGCTCCACTTGGTGACCGAAGGGTCGACACTGATGGCGCCCGGGCGCACGACGCGCCAGACGATCTCGCCCAACTTCATCGGGCGGTACTGCCAGAGCGTCTGGCCCTCGGGGTCCTCCTCGGAGAGCGCCTCAAACTGCTCGCGGGACTCAACCGGCTTGCCCGTCTCGGCCGAGAACGGGATGTAGGTGACATCGCCGGCCGTCGGGTCGAAGTAGCAGTGGAGGTACGAGATGCCGTCGATCTCGCCGTTCAGCACCATGTCGCGGATCGCGGAGCCGACGGCCCAGCCGGAGTCGTCCCACTTGGCGGCGATGAGCTTGCTGGCCTGGCGGGCGGCGTCGATGGAGTTCTGCTCGCGGCTACGCGGGACGACCTCATACGGCGGGCGCTGCGCGGTCAGTAGCGAGACGCGGCCGTCGGTCATCTGCCGCAGGCGGTTGAACGTGTCGCGCCTGCGGGCCCGCGGGGTGTCCATAAGCAGCTCGAGGCGGCCGGAGGAGAAGCCAGTGCCGGGACGGGCGCGCATCCACTGCTCGCCCCGGTACATGTAGCGATTCATCTGCCAGCGGCTGCGCTCGGTCTTCGCAAGCTCGCGGCCCTGGGTGACCATGTTCATGAGGTTGCCCGAGGCTTCGCCCTTGCCGCGGTAGAGACGGCCCAGCGGAGACGCCTGCGGCTTGGGGGCTGCGATGTCGGTCGACATGGTTTCGGGTTACCTTCCTGAGGCTGACGTTGCGGTACCGGTGACGCCGCGGCCGGAGCCGGTGAGGGAACCGGCGGTGGCGCGGCCGGCGGCGGCGGTGGCGACGCCGCCAATCGAGCGGGGCGGGATGCGGATATAGAAGGCGGAGAAGCCAGGTACCAATGCGGATGCGGTTACGGGAACCTTTACCGTTGCGTATGCGGAGAGGTTCGCGACGGCCATTGCCTGCGCGTCGATCCGGAGCGTCGGGCTGCGGAGCGTCGCGACGACATCTGACAGGACGGTGATCTGCTCGGCGGCGCGGTCAGTAGCGTTCCTGAGCAGTGCGGCAAGGTCCGCCGTTGCGGCGATGACCGCTGCCGCCTGGTCGGCCGCGCGGGACTCGAACGTCGCAGCACCACCGGAGAAGACGTTGATCTCCGCGACGGGGGAGACGGCGGAGCGGTCGTCTGCAGTTGCGGTGAGGTCGGAGGTCGCCGGGATCGCCGCATATACGGGCTTGGGTCCGCCGGAGCTGGTGAGGAGGAGGAGGAGAGTCATCCTCCGTAAAGCCTTCGTGCGGTGATAAGCCCCACAGGCGCGCCGACGCCACTAGCGGGAGCGATAGTTGATCCACCGTTTCGATTCCCGTAAGGACAGACCTGGGTATTCGAGGTAACGGTCATCTTCGTCGGCATTGACTGAAGTGCCGCCGCCCACGTTGTGCTGGTGTAGCCAGGCGTCCCATATGAGCCTGACACGACCGCAGCGGCGGTCTGGTTGTAGATGGCGACCGCTGCGCTGTCGGTCGTCGTGCCGTTGATAAGCGTCATCGCGGACGTCACTTCCCACACGCCCGGAGTGAGGGTGATGCTTGCCTGCGTGTAGGTAATCGTTGAAGCAGCAGAAACGGTTGTCGTGCTGGACGCGCTTAGAAAACTACCGCCGTTGCTACCCGAAACAACCCACGCGCTACCCGTCCACCGCTGCTCCAAGTCAGTGTCAGTCTCATAAATCGTCTGCCCCTCAAACGGACTCGCGGGCCGCGTGGTCGAAGTGCAGATGATCGTGCCGGTCGTGACGGCGGGCCACTGGGTCGCCTGGACGATCTTGGAGACGCGGAGGAAGGCGCTGCCCGCGCCGTATGTACCGCCGCTCCCGTTGATGGTCGCGCCACCCCCAGCGGTGATGAACTCAACAGAAATGGAAACGGAGCCAGCCGCTGGGGTAACCACAAGCGACTGACGGAAAGGACCGGCAGCCGCCAAGTCACCGAACCGGTAGTTGGTCCCGGCGATTACAAGACGAGCGTTTGCTGCGGCAGACACATACGGTGACTGAAACTCCACAAGCAACTTGCTGCCATCAGCGACAACCGTGGTGGAGGCGATGGTCGTCCAACTCCCGCCGACCGCTGGGCTGGTAGTGAGAGCCGTGTACCCCAACTCCACCAGCCCGCCGCTCGCGGTCACTACTTGGGTGTCAGTGAGGGTGGTCATTAGGCGCTCACTCGGATTGGGGTTACACGCATAAAGCGTTGGCCAAAGATCATCCCCGCAGAGGCAGGTGACTTGTACCGAGCCACTAGCGCGGTCGAGGCAGCGATGCCTGTCTTACGGCTTGGCTTGCTTATCGTTGAGTCGTAGCCTGGTCCTCGCGTCGAAATCCACACGGCGTCACTATCCGACGCTGCGGTTCCGCCAACGAGGAACGACATCACTCCCGGAATGTCGTTGCCTGCGCCGCCGTTGAAGTTGCAGCCG